TTCGATCGTAAGACGATTTCCATGACCAACTGGCTGACAGAACTTTTACCGACACCAGATGCACCAAAAATTTCGGTACAATACGGCGCGATACGTAGGCCTCCAGTGGAACGAATCTGATTAAAAATGGCAGAAATCTTATTTAAGCGTTCAGCCTTATCCGACACTATTTTCTTCTCGTATGGGTTCGTGCACGTGGCTTTTAGGGTCACGGCTTGGTCCTTCAAAGTATTCAATAGCAGCAGAAAATCATTTTCGTCGATGTTGGTATGTCTCGAGAGGTTTCCAGCTTGTACATACGTAATGTACTCCTCACATCGCAGCATGTCTTTCTCGAACCTCATGAGATCGAGATCAGAGTAGAACAGCGGTTTGATGGAGCCGGCTTGGAAACACTCATGCCCTGCTTCCACAAAATAGGTTATCGTCTCAAAAACTGCATCTATGAGCGATACTGCACTTGTATGCTTCGGGAGCATCTTAGGTGCAAACCAAGTGATTCCATTGGTGGTGAAATGCAATGTAGAAGCGTCGCAAATGCCAATAGTAACCAACAAACTCAACAGGTTGGAAACTTTGGCAAAACCCTCGCAATTTATAATGCCTCGCCAGTTAGTCTTGACATGGCGAAGCAACTTTACCCACGGTGGTGCCGGGGTATCGGCTGGTTCGCCTTCCATGTCCTCTGCTTGAGGACCAACATCAAGACCTAGATACTGGGGCGCAAACTGCATCACCTTGGTGACCATCTCATCGTTCGCATAATGTAAAAGAAACTGCGACAACGAGAGTAGACACCCTGAAGTGGTGGTCTGCTGCGAGAGAGATAGGAATAAAGTCACAATGCGAAGCATATCGGTTTTGAAATTGCTTGGCAATGCAACATCAGGTATATCGATGCTGCCTAGAGTACTAACTTCGTCTAAGACATCACTCTGTGGATACCTGTCTTGGGTCCTTGGTTTCCTATCGTGGGACCTGTCGGTAGATTTCGCCTTTTGCGCTATCTTCCGAGCGTCCGCAAGCTGTTGCTTCTCCTTCTGCAGGAGCTTGGAACTCTTAGAACGGGCATAACTTTGCCTATTCCAGAATTTCTCAGATTGCGGCATCATACTGTAATCACGAACACGTGCAGGGGTACGGATGTACTGGTAAGCTTCCAGTTGTTCACGTAAAATCCCTGCTAGGATCTCGCGATACATGATTTCTGTATCATCCTCCTCCTCATCATCCGACAGGGGAGGGGTGACGACGTGCGCCACTTGGGGGGGGGGTTTTGATCCGTCCGTAGACGGATAAGGAGCGTGAGAAAGTCATCATAGATGACAGTCAAACGACCCGAGATCGCGCTGTACAACAGCGCTGAATATGGTACGATGCTATGTAGCAAAGTCCGGATCGTTTCAAAAATGCACGATCGAGGGGGGGAGGTACTCATATTTGGGACTACGATGCTCTCTGCGTTTTTCTATTGCTCTAAAGGCAAAATTAGGTCTTCGATTAAGTCAGCGGGAGTGTAGAGTTTCCGGAACTCATCGAATTGCAACCGTATCTCGAAAGACTTAAAT